CTTTCTCAGCCCTCAAAGTAAATTAGGAGACTTTATAGATAATGGCTACTAATCCATCACTATTTCAGTACTTCAGTCAGGCGCAACGTGGTCGTGGCTTGCTTGAGAACGTCTTCGGACCGGATTTCATGCAGAAGCAGTCATATTTTACGGTTGACACCGCTACTGGAATTTTCAATGCTACATACGGACGCAAAGTGTGGCATGCTCTGAACAACCAGACTCGATTCTGGAATGCCCTACCCCGTGTGGTATGGGGCAATAGCGTTGGTTGGCGTGTACGAACCGACCGTGGTTCTGGGCGATCTCGTCCGATCACGGAAACGGGAACTCTCCCGACCGTAGATATCTCAAATATTGAGAATATCAACTCCCTGCCAAGAATCGTTGGTACAACCTTCGGTGCGGCTGTGAAGGCGATCTTCACCGCTAACCTTGAGGGTGGTGCTGGTGATATCCTTGCCATGGAGCATGAGAATGCAGAAATTGACCACGTAAAGGAAATCAACGAAGAACTCCTTGCTGGTTCTGCTTACTTGGCTAGCGCAGGTGCAACTACCACTTTCACGGTTCCAGCTTCCGTAGCTAAGAACTTTAAAATTGGTGACGCAGTTTCGCAGTACGACAACTCAGCAACCGACTGGGATCGCACAAGTGGTTCCGTAGTTTCCGCAGTAAACACCTCAACTGGTGTTGTTACTGTAGCTACTGGCACAACTTTCGGAGACAGCGACGTTGCTGCGATTTATAGTCGTGCAGGTATGACCTCAATTGATGATATCGTCTGGGAAGACGGTGCAGCAGTTGGTGGTGCATCCCACGCTAACTACACCGCTAACGGTGGTGTACGAGCATACAACCTAACGTATGCTGACCGTACCGCTGGTACGTGGAATGCTGGTGCTTCGGTCCAGTATAACTCTGGTACAGGCCGTGACCTGTCGTTGAACCTTTTGGACAACGCAATCATGAACATTCGTAAGAATGGTGGTGAGCCTAACCTCATCCTCATGGGTCATGACCAGTACTTCAAACTTGAACGACTTTTGAACTCTCAACAGAGGTACTTAGGTCAGGAAGAGTTTGAAGTTGGTGTCGGTGATGAGCGAACATTCCCAGGTACTCGAACAGGACTTGTCCTCTCGACTTACCTTGGTATTCCGATTCTTACTGACAACGACTGTCCTGTTTCAGTTTCTACGGCTGATGCGGTTCTTGGTCAGAACATTTATGTTCTTGACACAGACTCAGTAGAAATTGCTGTAGCACAGCCTACCCAGTATGTTGAAAACCGTGACTACTTTGCAGCTAACGCTCTTGTAGTTCGTGGTCTTCTCTACACGATGGCTGAACTTCGAGCCAGAAACATTTGGCACACCGCCAAGATCGCTGACTTGAACACATAGTCTAATAGACTTGTTGAGGCGACCCCTTGACATAATAGGGGTCGCCTTCTATTTGAATGTAAAGTAATGTAATGGTGAATAATGCGAAGTGTATACACAGAAGGTGTGTTGCAAAGTTTGAATATTCAAACTAATAGAATGGTTGGGGAAGTGATGACTATAATAGAGGCTTCATTACCCGATGTTCCTTCTACGATAGCTTTGAAGAAATCAATCAAACAAACCATGTGGCGTACAAATCGCAATATTCAGGATGATATGAACGGACTGTCTTTCAATGAGGACAAAATAAATGACTAAACATACTTTTGCCATGTCGGATGTAACGGGCGATACCAGACTTCTGGCTCGTTCTGCTCTAGGATATGACTGGAACTACTACGCCGATGATGAGACTATCATCTTTGGTACTGACAGTGATGCTACCCTTTCATGGGATGGCGACTCTCTGAACGCTGCTTACTCCGGTACTGCCGAAATTGTCGGTAGTGCTACTTTAACTCAGTTTGTGGCTGGTGATGTTCAGGTATTAGCAGAAAACCTTTACTTAGGTGCTGCTACTGCTTTTGCGACCACCGAGCCAACTTCCGCAATTATATTCAAGCAGGGAACTGCGTTTGCTGGTGCTATTGGTACTTCTAGTGCTATCCAGTCTAACGGTACTCTGCTTCGTAAAGTTATTGCAGATGGAACGGTCAGTAACGTAGGATAAATATGACACTTGCTTCCACAGAGGCTTTCCATAGTTCTAATAACTCATTACATCCGACAACGATGCCAGAGTTTATGTGGACTCATGGGGATGACCTCTGTGATTGCACGTTCCAGCGGATAGGCGAGTGGTCTAATCCATATCTTGCTAGAACCCGCAGAGTTAGGGTTTGTTGTTTAGAAGACCGGATGCTTGAGGATAATGAGGATTTAGTACAAGATATACCAGGATTCTTTAATGATAACACTGGTTTATTTGAGACAGAGCCTTGGGTGTGGGATGGTGAAGATGATATGCCTGAACATTTATTTATGCGGCAAACCGCCATCATTCAGGGCTTGTCATTAGATGAAACAAGGGTAAAATTTGAAGGCGTAGAGCCTCCTAAAGGAACTCCTAGACCACCAATGGTAGAAAAGAGGGAAACTATGAGCGAATATGAAGTTATAGGTCAACAGGTAATGAAGATTCAGGAGCTTGAAAAGCAAAAGAATCTTTTAGTTAGTATGATACATTCTATAAAGAATGGAACCTTAGATTTAGATCGTATAGAACTAACCGATAACGGGTTTTCAGTTACCGACGAAGAAAATGAAATAAATACAGTAACGCCATAGCTTGATATGGCGTTTTTTGTTGGGAGAACGTAAGTGGCTATAGATGCTATTATATCTTCCGTTTTTTCTACATATGGTGTATCGGGAGTGCTAACGTTAGTATCCGTTTATTTACTAACTAAATTATATTACCTAGAACGTAGATATACCAAATTGGAGATAGACTTGAACGAAATACAGAAATCTGTCGAAAACCATATGTCTGATACTAGAGAACATATGACAGAACGTGCTAAAGAAGTGGACTCTAACATGAGAATGTTAGACAATAAATTAGATTCTTTAGTAAATTGGGCTATCTCCACGAATCAGGGTGATGTCGGTTGGTTACAAAAGAGAAATAGTAATGATTAGTCCTAAAGTTTTATTAGGACCACAACAAGCCTGTAAATATTCGTTTGCAGCGACGGTATCTTTATTATTTTTACTACTAATGGGTTTATCGGCATCAGCAAGAGGCGCAGTTGAGGTCTATTCTGCGACAATTGATGATATAATAGAAGTAGAGGCAAAAATGTCTCCCACAAATAGCGAGGATTAGATAGGCAATGGGCAACTTTATAACGAAAACGCAGCAATTGGATACGTTAGTAAGGTCACAGTCAGATAACTTAGTAGATTTCTCTGTAAAGGAGAGTGTCCATGCTTGGAACCGTATAGTTCCTGTCAGCGGAACCCTATCTACCGCTGAAACTCCCCAAGATTTATATAATATACAGACAGAAAACGCAAATCGCCCCGCTGCCGTAAACCTATTTACAAATCCTAGCTTTGAAAACTCCACCACAGGTGTAACTAATGATGGAGCCGCAGCCACTAGAGTTACTACAACTCCCCGACTAGGAACTTACTCTCTTCAATTAGATCCAGCTAACTCAGCAGCACTTGAAGGCTGTTACGCCACCATAAATAATATAGGTGGTTTGGATACTTACTTGGTTGCCTCTATATATGTTCGTGATGCCTCAGATGCAGATGCCACGGTAATTTTAAAAATTAAAGATAGTGATGGTACTGACTTAGCTACTACTGCCGCAGTAAACGTAACAGATTCTTATCAACGTCTAGAGGTTAGGTATGCCCTACCTGCTGCCTCTGCGTCGTATCGAATTTGGTTTGGAACTTCTGCTCAACACAATACAAACACATTTTGGGATAGTTTACAGGTAGAACATCGTCAGGACGGTATGGCTACAGAGTTTATTGACGCAGTAAACCAAATCAATTGTTCTTGGCAAGGAACGGCTGATGCTTCCTATAGTCAAAGGGTAGCCCCTCTTTCAGTCATCAAAGGGTTTAGACTAAATTTCTCTCACGATACTTTGATAGGCTTTGATACCACAGCCGACGTAAAAGCGGTAACAGCAGCTAGTAGGGAACGAGGTCATTTAGTTGATGTCTCCGTTTCTGCAATATGGGAACCTAGTTGGCCTTTGGATATACGCCAAAACATTTCGTTCACTAATGGTGCAGGTTCCGAAACCCCGACGGTATCTGGAACTCTGTTTGGAAGAAGTTCCGTTTAGTCATGGGCTTCCTAAGAAAATTATTCGGACATAAACACCGACCTGTATTACAGTTGTCCAAATTTAAGCAAAAATACCCCAAAGTAGAGGTTATTTGCGATTCATGTGGAGAGCGATTACCCTACGCTTTTAGTTAAAAGGATAAGGATATGAAGTTATTCCAATCCTATAGAATTGCTCCATGGGAGCCAGAGATAGCAGGAGTGGATACACTAGAAGAAGCTGTGAATTTAATTCACGCTGAAGATTATGTGGACGACGATATTTTAGAGAATACGGGGCAAGCTATTGAGTTAGGTATTGAAGAATTAGAAGATTCAGAGATTGACTTAGAATCATCGGAATCAGTAGTGGTGACTAGGGAAGCGTTGAGAGCCGTGTACAGCCATGTTTATCCAGGAATGAACCAGTTTAGGGGAGTTCCTGTAATTGTTAATTACCACGTTACCCCAGATCCCCTTATTTTACCTAAGTTGTTAGCTAAGTTTGAAAATGAATCTAGAATAGCCACGGTGGTAGATTTAGAAGATTGGTATTGGGATTTTATAACGCTAAATCCCTTTGGAGCCAATAATAATGTTATTGGTGGTATAATACTATCAGCGATATCGTGTTTTTTGCAAGGAAATTATTTAGTAGAAGTAACAGAAGGAGTCCATTATGACTAGTTTAGCTGTTGATGAGTTTGGAAGATGTGATGTTTGTGAAGAGGAATTAACTAAGTACGAGTTGGGTAGATGTGATCGGTGTCGAAATTGCCCATTTTGTGGGAGTACCTTTACATCGGTTAACTTGAATGGGATGGTAGTAGAGCGAAGGTGTCACAAGTGTAATGCTTATACGGAATCTTATTTAGATACTCTTTAAATAGAAGTGGCTAATGAAAAAAATAGAAAACGCTATTACTGTGTCTGTTTTAGAGGCAAGAGATATTGTCCAACGGTTAGAAGAATGTGTGGCTGATGTGAAAATGGGTGTCCCCATCACAGAATGTGATTTGGATTTACACTTAGATAGGTTGATGAAGGTAGTGGATAGAGTTTTTAGTAAAAATCAACCTTATAGACCGGAGCCAGAAATCCCAATCTAGGAGAGGAGATAATGGATTTAAAAAATATAAAATTACCTATAGGAATCATAGCAGTTATAGTAGCTCAGGCGTTTGGTATCATATGGTACGTAGCGCAGTTGGATAGTACTGTTACAGGATTAGATGTTTCTGTAGCGGAGATGAAAGAAACTCAATCTGATGTTGATGTAGCTGTACTTCAAACCGAAGTGGAGAATCTTAAATCTCAGGTAATAGATATAGAATCTAAAACTTCAACTATAGGTGAGATAGATGCAGATGAAATTTGGGAAGCTATTACAGATTTAGAAGATCGAATAGATGATTTGGAAACAATAGATGCGGTGATGGAAAATGAGATGAGAACCATCATGTCTGACCATAGTGGATTCAGCGATGTTCTTAAGGAATTGAACCTTAGTGGGTATGGAGACAATAGGACATATGGAGACTATAAGTAAGCTTTACGTAGACATAGACGAAACGTTGGTATTCTGGCCTGATCCAGATAGACCCTACGTAGGGGAGTACGTAATCAATGAAGAGTTAGTAGAGGTTTTACACAAAGTTCTGGAAGCCAAGTCGTATGATGTATATATTTGGTCTGGGGGTGGGAAAGTATGGGCAGAGTCTATCAGTAGAAAATTATTTGGGGATTATAATCTTAAGTCTTATGATAAGTTTGCTACTTGGTGGAAGATAATTACTGAAGATGATTGGGCTATAGATAATAGAGCGCAGGAAGAGCGACGATATTTAGAAAAATTTAAAAAAGTATTTTCTCCAGAAGAATTTATTAAGGAGTACAAATGATTTCGGTATCTCATGAAACTTTCGATAAGCTTGTTTTAGAGCCTAGTTTGAAGCGTCCAGTTGTGTTAGATTTATGGGCTGAGTGGTGCGGTCCCTGTAAGATATTTGCTCCAGTGTATGAAAAAGTGTCTAAAGATTATTCCTACGACATGGATTTTCATAAATTAAACATAGACGACAACCCCGAATTAGCGAAT